GTTTTGAAAAATGGGAGAATTATGTTGATGAAATAGCTAATAACTATGGTCTTGAATTTAAATGCTAAATACTCATAAAGTTGTCAATAAAATCAAAATCTTCGGTGGAATAAATGTCAAGCCCCCATCCATCTAAGTCATATTCGCGAAGTAGGTTGCTACGTAGCAGCCTATGATATGCTTGCATATTTTCTAATACAATATATGCGTTGTCATTTAAAATAACAGGTTCTTGTTTGCGAGAGATCAAGCTATTCGTGCTTTTGTAAAAATAGCTGTTTAAATCTGGAATTAAAGGTGTAGGGGAAGAAATGATAGGACTGTCTGAAACAATCATAGCGTCATGTGAGTAATCAATAATATGAACAAAATGTTCTGATTTTATGTAGTTTTCTCGTCGCTTAAGTTTGTGCAAATGTGACAAAACCAGCTTCAGTTTATCAGAATAGGTTGAATCAAACGAGTAGATATATCCTAAAACATCATTTGGAATTTTTTCCAAATAAGTTTTTTGATTGCTGACACTATTCATATTGGGTTGATATAGAACTTTATAAATAATTTTATTCAATTTATTAGTTGAATGAAATTATTTCAATTTTTGGGAGGTGTTGGTGTTTTGGGGTGGTTTTACAAGTTGTAGTCGTTAAATTCTTGCATAAATTTAGAATAGAAATTGTCAGATTTGTTGTATTTTAGGTTGAAGAACACTTTTATATCACCAATGATTATGCATCGTTGTTTTGCACGTGAAATTGCGGTGTAAAACAATTTTGTGTTGTTTGGACTTCTCCACATAGAATGCTGGTTGGAAAGCAAGATTACACAGGTGTTTTCTTGAGAGCCTTGAAACTTGTGTACGGTTGCGGAGTAAAACAGTTGAAAGTCGTCTTTTAGTTCGTGGGTGTTGATTTCACGTTTTTCCCCGTCTTCGTATTCAATTGTGCAATTGAACACTGCTTTTTTTGATGTACGGTAATCGAACGATTTGTTAACGCTGATTATTTTAGCAACATCTCCATTAACACGGGGTGGATCTCGGCTGTAATCATTTTCTTTTTGAATTATAACATCATTCACATAATAAATTGTATTAAAATGTTCGCACACTTTGCGTCTGTTTGAGTTGAACATTTTTTGAAGGATTTTGTTGCATTGCTCAACACCTCCATCGTATTTGTGTTGCGGTGTGATAACCTTAAAATCACCATAATTGCTGTGTATATTTGTGAAGATGTTCAGCAAATTAGAATCGGAGAAATCGGTAAGTTGCATGAAAATCATTTCGTTTTTGTCAAAATCGCATTGAGACAATCCTGTGGTGACAAATTTTTTGATATTTTTGCTTAAAACCGGCTTGTCGGTACGTTTGATATCTGTTAGAAACACAGTAGGAAATATGTTGGAATTTAGAATGCACTCAAACGGTCGGCCTACTTGTATAGGTGGCAATTGATGCTTATCTCCAACCAAAACTAGTTTTGCATTGTTTTCTATGACAATATTAATTATTTTGCGAAAAAGTTCAAATGATATCATAGACGCTTCATCAATTACAAATACTTCGAAATACTTTTTGTAGGTTGCTTTGAAGTTTTTGGTGAAGTCATCATCTTCTGCAACATGGGAGTTTTTTAATTGGGGGTAGGTTACATAAATAAAACGATGCATGGTCCCCGCGAATTTATCGTCTGTTTTGTTGCATTTATCTTTTAAATCTTTGATTGCTTTTCCGGTGGGTGCCATCAGCCAGCAATACATTTTTTGGTTTTCGTAGTAATCTACGATTTGCTTGATGATTGTGGATTTGCCTGTTCCGGGAAATCCGGATATAAGAGTTAATGGATGATTGATTGCGTATTTTATTGCTTTTCTTTGAAGCTCCGTAAACTCGATTGCATCTTCAGGTGTTATTTCGGTCAAATCCGTGTCATCAGGAGTTTCTGCCGTGGTTGTATCAGTGTCGTCTTCTTCTCTGTAGAAATGATCTATGATGTTGTCACCTGTTGATTTTTCGAGGTCAATAAACTGCTGTGTAGTGTAATATGTGTTTTTTACGTCAATTAACAGCGGAACGAAATCGGATATTTTTATGTTGTATTTTTGCCAGTTTATCTTTTGTAAATCACCTGCTAATTTTGCTTTTGGAATATAAAATTGGCTTTCTTTTTTGTAGAAGTAATAATAAAGCCACGCGATCATAACTTCCCGTTTAGAATATTTGATGCTGCTTTCTTCGTCATCGCTATTTACATCAACAATATACATAACTTGGGCGAATGACAGCAACTGTCGGTGTTCGTTTAAGAAGTTGAATGGTTTAATAATGATTTGTGACAAATTACATGTGATGGTCTTGTCATATTTTGTATCCATCAATATATGATTCAGTGTTTTGTATGTTATTTTGTTGTGTTGAATTGGCATCTCAGTTAAATAGTTGATCAATGATTCGAATTCGTGGGCTGGCAATTCGTTTTGACTATTTTTATTAGCCTTGTCAAATAAATCTTTTATTCTAGGCTCTGAAAAATTGTACTCATCAGATGTTTTTATGTGTTTCACAGCCATTGTCCTAATTTATATAGCAAAAGTTTACTTAAAATCAATTTTTGCTATATATTAACTACCTACTTATTGGAGCGTTTTCTGTTTGTTTTGGAGTGTTTTCTCTTCGTTTTGCGCATGCGGCGTCTTCTCTTCGTTTTAGGGCGTCTTTTCCCGGCTTTTGCAAAATTTTGGATGGTTTTCATAATGTGTGGATTTTTTAATACTTCGGGTACGTTTTTATTGCTGAGTTCAACCATTTTTTTGTTTAACACTGTGTGTGTTTTTTGTTTTTGTGCTTTGTTTAGTTGTTCCTTGTTTAGTTTGGAGAGTTTTCTTTCGCTGGTGTGAAAATTTTGCTGCACTTGCCTTTGCAACTCGTTGATTTGTCTAGTGTTTTGACCTACTTGATCCACTAAACTTGTAGAAATTTGTTCATGATTACGCACTATGTCTGCCATTTCGTACAGATGTGCGTGAATGGATGGATAATTAACTCTAAATTCGTTCCATTGTCGCTCGGCATCTGCATCAGCCATTTTGTATATATTATATGTCTATAAATATATATTTTGTAGAATATATTTTGTAGAATATATTTTGTGGAATATATTTTAGTCTTTGTTTTACATCACATAAATATAATTTACATTGATAATATATAACATGTCGAATATCAATATAAATATGAATGGGGTAGCGCTGGGTGATAGTTTGAAGTGGAATCCGGTGACAAACGAATGGGGGGTTACTCAAATTCCATATGATACGTCTGTTCCTGATAATGAACCGAATTTTGTCATTGCTCTTACGGGTCAAAGTAACTCACAAGGAGCAAATTCATATTATCACGCAAGCAATAAAATGGATCAGCCTCATGAACGTATCCTGGGTTGGAATCCAACCGCAAACGCGTGGGAGTTGGCGGATATGAACACCGAATCGCTTGGATACTCGTGGTGCAAACCAATAGGAAACCAGTGTTTTGCATTCCATTTTGCTAGACGTTTGGTAGAAGCGTATCCTGAAATACGTGTAGGGATTATTAATTTTGGATTGGGTGGTCAACCAATAGCAAGATGGGCGACATATGCAGAAGGAGAAGAGTATTACGCATATAATATTCAAAGAGTGGTTGACGCAAATCAGCTATATCCGGATTTTAATTTTTTTCAAGGTGACATTTTTTATATGCATGCATCAATTATAAACAATGCGTTTGCATCTCTTAAATTCAAAAAAAACATAGATGTTATATGCTATCACCAGGGTGAAGCAGACGGATATGGCGTAGATTCGGCCTATTATCTAAATAGCTTAAAAAAAGTTATTGAACAATACCGATCACTTAACTCTTGTTGTCCTACTACACCATTTATTGTTGGTGAAACTACTGGAGCTAGTTTGGGTGTAGACGTAAATTGGGAAGAAAGAAACGTTGAGCTGCGTAATTTGAATAAAGATTCTGATCCATATACAAAATGCGTATATTGTGGAGATTTAGAAACATCTCACGGCCAATATAATAACGGCGATACAATTCACTATAGTGCGAATGCTCAGCGAAAAATGGGGACGCTATATTTCAGATCCTACAGGAGCATTTTTGATTTTGATGGCTAATAACTTTTTATTTTCAACATGTGTTATTTGTCTAAATAAATAGACAATATGTTGTTGATTTTGTTTTCCCAAACAGGATCTTGATTTTCATACCATACGTAATTTTCACAAGGGTATCTTATTGTAAAAAACAATATGTTGTTTAATGGTGTTTCTATATTGGTGGGTTGAGACTGATGAGATTCGTGGAAATATGGTGTGTTTAAAGTCAATATAACAAAATTTTTGTTTGGCCATTTTTTACGAACAATGTTGGCTAGTTCGTGAGGATATTCTTTGTAATGCAGCACAAAAACAATATTGTCATTGTTTTCAATTGTTGCGTACAGGTTGTCTATACGCTGATTGTACCGACTAATAAAGTCTGCACAATCATTACGCATAAATTTTAAGGTTTTTTCGGGAGAATCCGATTCGTGATTAAATAATGTTCCATATATCCGATGCTGTATATAATTGTTTTCATTAATAAATAAATTGCAGGGATCTAAATAGTCTTTAAAATCGTTTTTTAATAACTCGCAAATTACCGGGTAATCGTGCCATGCAAGATCAAAGGGCATTGTTAGTCCGCCCTGAGATTTGTTTTTTTTAAATCCGAATTTGCAAGTCATCGCTCTTGGAAGACAATCTACTCCCATGCTAATCACTGGCCCGTCATACTTTGTTTTTTGTGTCAATATTGATTGGCTCTTTATATTATTCAGGAAATAGTCATTGTACAAAACTCCCGATTGCTCGATTTTTTTAAGATGTTCGTGTGCTCTAACGATATTAGTGTGGGTTAATAGTGCAGAAACATCAGATAATTGCGTGTAAAACAACGGATAATCGTCGCCCAATATTTCCACGATTGGTTTTATTTTGTTAATTACAATTGGTGTGTGTCGTATTATTGCCTCCAATACAGAATTGTTAATTGAACTATCATATAAATCTAAAAATATAATGCAATTTTGCAGAAGCGCGTCGTATTCGTCGTTTTCCAGAGATAGAACTTCCACCTTGTTTTCTATTATGGTTTTTAGTTTTTTTTCAGCGTGTACTTGACGATTGAAACAATCCCATGCATATGGAGCACGATTTATCCATATTTTTTCCCATTTGTTTTCGACGTTTACTTCCCATATTGACGATAATGAACGTAACCAGTAACCAACCTGCACCAGTTTATAACTATAATTGCTTGGACACCATTTTTTATTTATTTGATTTATAGGATGTGTAATAACATTAATTGGACACGGCCATCCGCCTAATTTTAATAATTCTTCTTTTAAATATAGTGAAAACACATAAATGCCTCTACAATATTCCAGGGATTTTTGAAAATCTTCACGTTTTATTATTTCTTGTGGAGAATTGTTATAGTCAAACCACTCGGGAATATTTGGTGGGTTGTGTAAAATTCCAACCCAATACTCGTTCATCACACCATATGATGCGGACACTTCTACTTGTTCTTGTGTTATTAATTTTGATTTTTGCCATTCTTCACCATTCCAAAACAATACTCCGCATTCCGGCAAATACGTGTATTCCATGTTGTTTATGTTTTTTATTTCTTGAAGGGGTATATAAAAACTCTGGTTGTTGTAGTAGATTCCCTTTACATCATTGTAATCTATTGCATTCCATCCCCATGGTTTTTCAATGAAATCTATCAGTTTGTAGCCATTTTCTTTATGTAGTTTTTCAAAACATTCACTTACGTAATTCCAACCAGATCTGTGCTCAGCAAAAAAAGTTAATTGTGGAATATCCAAACCTATGCTCCTGTTGTAATTAGGAGGTTTAAATGGTGTTTCTTCTAGCAAATTTAAATCCGAATGTTTTGTCATAAAGAAATTCTTTATTAAATGTCTAAGTATTTTTATTCATATAATTTACATATAGTTTAAATGACTTTGTATTCTTTGAAATTTTGTATAGATGAATTTAAACGTGGATGTAAAGAAAAAGATACTGAACTAGGTATGCAGTATTTTGCAAAAAGTTTTGGTTTGTTTGTTGAGCAATGTATATTATTGTTTATAGAGATGTGGAAAAAAAGCTATTATTTAATTTTAAAATAAACATATATTATATATGCAAGCTGTTACGCAGGCGTTAACTAACGGTACGCAGGCGTTAACTAACGGTACGCAGGCGTTTGTTACTGGCGCACTAGGTGGAGTAGCTGATACTGACAACACGAAAAAAGCAACAACAGATAACAATAATGTGGATGGTGATGAAACTACACAGCAATCTAATCCAAATAAAAATATACGTGAATCTGCTAATATATTAACAGAAGAATTTTTAAAAATGTCTAAAGATAGCAAGGATGAAACCATGCAAAGTATGGAAAATAAAGAGGAACTTTTTTTGAATAATCTAAAAGAAGTAGTAGAAGAATTTCAGAAGAAGTTGCAGACAGAAGCAGAAAATGCCGATGCGGAGATTAAAAAAAAAAAGATGGAATCAGAGACTCTTATTAAATCAAATGAAAAAACACATATGGATGATGTTGAAGCTTACATTGATTTGTTTAAAAATGCTGTAAAAAAATACGAAAAAATAAAAGAAAATTTAGTAACCAGACAAAATGCTGCAGCGAATATTGCAGATGCTGAGGAAGAAGATGAGAAAAAAAATGAGGAAGGAGATAAGGAAGAAGAAGAAGATAAGGAAGAAGAAGAAGATAAGGAAGAAGAAGGAGATGAGGAAGGAGATGAGGAAGAGAATAAAGAAGGAGATGAGGAAGGAG